AAATAAGAAGCCAATGCATGGATATGGTCATGACCAAACGGAACGGTCATTAGACGCTTCTTATTGTCCTTGAAGTTATAGTGGATGTCTTTGTTTCCTCTAAATGTGAGGTATCCTGCTGTAAATGCGCGAGCTGCGAAGTTATTGATCTTAAGCATGGGGTCAGACGCGGCTTCCATGAAGTCTTGCGGATAACGCTTAGCGAATAGCATCATATCTCTCTTAATCTCAGCAGAACTCATTCGATCAACATCTCCACCTAAGACCAATCTAGCGACAGCCTCTAATGTAGTAATATCTTTATCTGCTAAATCACGAGCCAATAGTAATGCATCAATTTCTGAGAACAACTCCATAACATCCTCTTGAGCATCTTTTTCTGAGTCAAATTCATAGAATTCACTACCATTACCTGGGTGATAATGCAAGAACTCTTGAAGTACTGGATTGTTTTTTGGAACTGTTAGAATACCATCTTCAAATACAATAGGCTCAACAATTACGTTGGTATCTTGATCATCTTGAAATGGTGAGTTTGAATTTCGCGCGTAGCGAAGTGGGTGATTGGTATTTGTCTCTTCATTGTAATAAAGAAGACGCTTGCGCGGTGTATCTTTGTGCGCGATATAGTAGCTCAATGGAGCTTCATTCGTGCTTAATAGGTAGGTGCGATCTTTCGCCTCTAGTTTTACTCTGTTCATTTGATATAATTTAAATTATTAAAAAAAATAGAGAGGGGCCGTAACCCCTCTCATATTATTCTTATCCTTTGAAGATAAAGAAGTTGTTAGCACCTAATGTACAAAGCGCACGCTCTGACAAGAAGTTGACTTCCATAGCATCGAGTGAGCTTGTAGAAGCACCACCAGCTGAACCAGTCATCCAAGTTTTGTAACGACGGTTTTCAGCTTCAGAAGCACGGTAACGAACGTGAAGGAATGGACGTTTTGCATTCTTACCAAGTACTTGATCGTAAACGCTCATTGTACCAGCAGGAACCAAGACGCCATTAACAGCACCACCAACGATACCACCGCGGAGAGTTGCGTCGTTAAGGTATTTCCAATCTGTCTTGTAGAACTCATAACCACGACGGAATCCAGAAAAACCAAGGTTTAGAGCCATTTCTTCGCTGTTGTCAAACAAACCGTAAGAAGTACCACCAGCACCGTAAGAGTTTTGAGCAGCCAACATATCGTCGATGTCAAAAGAGAACTGACGGTTCAAGAACAATACGTTCTCAGCGATAGCACCTTGCTTGTCAAGACGTTGTACGATTGTATCGAAGTCACCTAAAGAAGATGGGTTACCACCTGCCCAGATATTACCACGAGACTCAATAGCAGCAAACATACCTTGAGTACCAGCAGATTGAGCCAATGTAGATCCAGCCGGATAAGCTGATGAGTTGAGCTCAGTAGCTGCTCCAGATCCAGTTGCAGCAGGAACACCTTCAACCATTGACATTTCAAGATAATCTTCAAAACGTAAACGAGTTTCGTGCTCAGACTTCATGTACCAGTAGTAACCAGTAGCACCATTTTCAGTTGTTACCTCAACCCAACCAACTTGAGCCATGTCAGATCCAGAGACACGATATGTATCTTTGATGATGATTGGTTTGTTATCGAAGAAAAGATCTTGTGCTTCCAAAGACCCATCCATACCACTAGTACCTTTACGGAATTCAGAACCATATACAAATGCAGTAACAGTACCAGATGTAAATGGAGTAGAACCAAATGCAGCGTAGTAAGCAACAGTAAATGTACTTGAAGTTACAGCTATAATAATACCTTTTGCAGATTGAGCTGAATTACTTTCAGATGAAAGAAATACAGTTTGACCTGCGCGGAAGTTGCAAGTTCCAGAAGGAAGTGTAAATACTTGCTGACCAGCAGCAGGAGTACCCAATGCGCCATAAGTCAATGCAGTGTACTTTGTGTGAAGACGACCTTGTTCTGCCCATTTGATGAGGTCAGAGTTAGTAGGAAGTTCGGCACCAACCATACGCAAGAAAGATGCGATTGAAAGGTTACCGTAGCGCTCGAATTCTTGCTCATAAGTATCAGGAAGATACTGATTCAAGAAATCAAAGTTAGTAATGTAGTTTGTAGGCAATATTGCCTTGACGGAGCTCGGGGTCAATAATGGACCCGGAGATGCCTGTAATGTACCAGCCATTTTTCTAATTTTTAGGTTTTTGTTTTATAACTAATCTGTTACCGAAACCAGACTCTACAGCTCTTACTTGGAACGTTCCGTCAGATTTGTTAGTCACTTGAGTGGCTTGACGAGTCATATTAATGTTTTTAGACTCTTTAGAAACTGTCTCAACAGCTTCTGTCATACCCTTCTCATAGAAGAACTTGGCAAACTTTTCGGGATTCGAAGCAATCGCTATTGCTCGATGGAACACCTCAGCATCCTTTAGGTAGCCCTCTTCGTTTAAGAACTTATTTACAAAGTTGCTTAATGAAGACTGCTCGTTAAGAAGTGTCTTTGCATCTGCCGGCTTGAACGTTACTGCCTTATCTTCGTCAATATTAAATTTGAAACCTTCAAACTTATCAGAAAATAATTCATTCGTCTTATCGGCGAAATACCTAGACCGCTTTTGTTGCTCCTCTTGCTCGCTAGTCGCGGTTTGTTTATATTGCTTATAAGATTCGTAAGCTTCTTTTTCTTCTTGCGGAACAAAGGAATCCCTTGACTCAAGCGGCGCCTTATACTGTTCTTTAAGCTTATTAAAATACTCACGAGCCTTATTGAGCTCTTTTTTTCTCTCTAGCTTTACCTTCTTAATGTGCTTGTCATCATCAAAGTCCTCATCATATGAAAACTTGGTCTCTAACTCGAACTTAACCTCATCAGCATCAAGCCCTGGGTTCTGATCTTTAGCGTATTGGTAAAGTAGAGAATCTTCGTCCATGGTACTGTAATCAACGTTCAACTTCATGAAGTCTTCAATACCACGGCCTGTCTCTCTCTTGTATTTCAGAAACGCGGAGACATCTTCAGGTAGTTCTTCAGCTTGTTCGCGCTCTTGAACTAAATCATCCAAAGATGTAATCTCTTTGTTCCATCTCTTACCAAGATATGAAAGAACTTTATTATCATCCAAATCAACCTCTACTGGTTGAATTGGGTCTTCTACAGGCTGCCCTTCGGTTAAGTCAATCTTTACTGTGTCTTGATCGCCACTATGATCTTCTAAACCCTCAAGAAGCGCTGCTTCTTTTTCGGCTACAGACTTCTCCTCGAAATCTACAGCTCTTACTTTAAATTCACCTTCCATTTAATTTAATTTTCAACAAAGTTAATAAATATTTACTTAGGCCCGAATGACTCTAAATCGAAGCCATCGAGAGAATCCTCTGTAGATTCAAAGTTTTGCGGAGGTAGGTTGTTTTGTCGTTGATTGATGAGCTCAGACTGACGTGTAGCCTGTAGGTCTACTCGCTTATCTTTAGCCTTCTCTTTCTCAGTCTCACGATCTTTTAGCGTCTGCATCTGCATACCATTGAGCTGCATGTTGTATTGGAACTCAATAGCCATTAGCTCTTTCTTGAGCTCAGCTTCGGCCTGCATCTTTTGAATGTCGCCTTGAACTTCCATCTGCTTAATCTGTGCCTTGGTTTGACCTTCCAATTGAATGATCTGTGCCTTGGCTTCAGAAGCTGCTTGAGAGGACTGAATGTTTGTCTGCATTTGCATTTGGAACTCCATCTCCTTCTCTTTCTGCTTTTGCTCCATACGCTTACGACGCTTCATCTTAAGCATCTCATTGGCAAGCTTAACGTTGTTGATCATACGGATGTCAATTGCATCCTCAAGATCAATCGTCTGCTGCTGTAGTGCCATTTGAATGTTTTGCTCAAGCTGAGCTTTTTGCTCTTCATCTGGAGCTACCTCAACGAAGATACCAAAGTCATGCAGGTATAAATCATTAACGTCCTGCAAGATCGATAGGTTGTACTTACCAATCTGCATAGCGAACTCTTCAGCAAAGTCAGAGTACTCTAAGATGTCAGCAATTCGTATAGAAATACACTCAGCTACACGTCTAGTTGTGATAATACCAGCATCTAGGATGTGGCGAGTTGCCGTGTTTGAATTTAGTGCTGCAAGTTTTTGAACACCAACCAATGCGTCAGGATGTGGCGTAGATGCATCGCGCACCTCATTCACACCCGTCACGTCACGGATCATATTTAAGTAGTGGTTGTAGTTGCCGATTAGGGCAGACATCTTAGCTTGGCCACTATTTGTATTAAGCTCTTGGATAGGAATACGAGCGTTGTTAAACTCACCCTCTGTGGTATAAGATCGGCCAATCACACTACCTGTTTGGAAGTATAGATTGAGTGCATCCTCAGGATTGTATGCCGCACCGGTACCTAGGTCAACCTCATTGATACCATCAGCATCGATGAATACACCGTCAGGTACAATACGCGCCATAACCTGCTGTAGCTTTAAGTGTGTCAACTGAATTTGATCAGCAAACGGAATCATGCGTCGAACTAGCGACTCAATATTTCCCTTGTAGTAACGTGGAGCGTAAGCAATGTAGTTTGAAAGTGCTCGCTGTGATGCAGACTTAGGACGAACCATGTTCTTCATCATCTCCCACTTGATCATTATGTTGGACCCACCAACAAGAACGCCTTCATACCAAACGTCACGAACTGCTTCAATTACCTCGAAGTATTCACCGTTTGGAGCCATGAACGTATCTTCTTTACGAATAACGCGCTCACCACCATTCTCAAGAATTTTCTTTTTCCAAACAAATTTCTTATGGGTCTTGTAGTTAAAGTATAACAACGTCACAACCTCATTTAAGAATGCATCGTCTTGGTAGTTTCTAACTACAGGGAAGTAGTCATACCATGCTGAGCCTGCGTTCTTAATTTCAGTAAGTTGCTCGTTAGTTAGGTTTGGATCCATCTTGAGTAGCTCGGTGTAGTGCACCTGCTTAACCTCACCAAAATAGAAACAATCAGAGTAGTCATTCTTTTCAGTATAGCTATGGATCCAGTTTGCTGGATCTACATACTCAATCTTTACGCCGTCATTGATAAGGAACTCATGCTTAACAACGCCAACGCCAAGGGTAGTAACGTCATAATAGTATAAACGCATGATGTCCTCATACTCGTTCATTTTCATGACAGTATCGATAGCAATCTCTTCAGCAATTTCTACAGATGGTTTATAGTTCATCTGCATGTACAATGATAGCTCCTGATCATTAGCAGGAAGTTCATCTGGATTAACGTTAAATGCGTCGATACCAAACTGCTCCTGTGTAAGTGTAAGGAAGTCTTTAGCCACCATATCAGACTCGATCATATCTTGGAAGACGTTCTTCTTCTCAGCTGACATTACGTCCTGAGCTTCTGCCTTTACAGTGTATGGTCGGTCAAGCATTCCATTGACAACAACGTCAACAAACTTAGGGATGATAGGAACGGGAGTCCAATCTAGGTTGAGCATAGATATGTCACCATTGACAGCTAGCTCATCTTTATACTTCTGTACTGGCTGCTCTCCACGAGCATACAGTCTCAAACGGTGGAATTCACCCCACTGTTGATAAAATCTACTTGAGTTTGATTTTCTTTTAAACCACTCCCCTTCGATGGCTTTACCTACCTTTAGGCCATATTCAAATGTGACCTTAACCTCATCCGGTGCCATTTGGTCCGGAAAAGGTAGTGCAGAGATAACTACTGATGGTTTATCCATTATTCGATGATTTCGCTTCTAATGCCTGTATTCTTATATCTTACAAATTTAACACTTATTTTAGATTCCTCTTTCTTGGGTATGAATAGGTGTTTTCTTGATGCCATGATAGCAAGTCCTGAGCTAATAGAGGCATCGTGTTTTGTTCTGTTATTAATATCAAATCGAGCCCAGTCGTTGAGTGTTCTGTTGAAATACATGTCACCCATGGTGTCTGATTCTCTGTATGTTCCCTCCTGATCAAGGCCAACGTACTCTTCGATGTATGTGTTGATAGAGTTAGCGTGGGCGTGCTTTACGTCCTCAGATGAGTTGGGAATACCACCAAGCTCGAGCTCTGTTTTAGATAGCTTTGACGTATGTTTGTCTGGTCTATTTAAAGAGAATGCTCGGTAACCTCTGTTCTTAAAGTGGTAGAGTAGTCGCTGCTTGTTGTTCTCAATAAGTATTGGCATTCCGTAGAAATGACAGGCCATTAGAACATCCTCAAAGAATATCTCAGCTGTCTGTGGACGGGTAATGTACTCCAAAAAGAATTGATTTGTTGGCGCATTCTCCATATGAAATGAAGTCAATCCATGAAGCGCTCCGGCAGATCCACCCCCACCAACTACACCTGATATGTCATAAGGGTCACACCCAAACACACCGATGTGCTCATTGCCTGGGCACTTACGGCCGTTCTTCACAATCACTCTGTTACGCATAGCTTGGTCAGGAATCCATGACACCAAGAACCTGCCGTTCGGATCAGGCGTCCAAACGACCTCGCTGTCTTGCTCTCCATTTTTCCAATGGAAGTATCCTTTAGTTAGGACGCGGTCCTTGATCAAGGCGTCATTATAGTCAATCTGTTGGTAGATCTTTGTGAGGTTAAATAGTGAGGACTTAGACTCATCACGGAACGCGTGAGACTCTGTGCGTGGGAACTGACGATAGAACTCATTGAGTGCATCTGAGTCAGTCTTGAGTGCAGCCACCTCATTGTTCCAATAGGTAATGACACCCATTGTAATCTCCTCACCATCGATACCCATGATAGGTTTCTTTGGGTCCTCAAACACAGGCCATCCATACTCGTCAATAAAGCCCTCCATGTTCCACTCCATGGGAATGAAAAGGCTATATAGTCCTGACTTGGTCTGACCATTGGCAGATCGCTTTGTTGGCTCGCTGTCGTTGTATAACTTCTTAAAGTTCTCACCACCCTTGCTGAGTGCATTTGACGTAGAACCCATCATACACTTGCCAATAATCCTGCTACCCAAACGCAAACATGTTTTGGTTACGCGCCAGTTATTTAAGATGTTCTCAGGCTTCTCCCATTTACCGCTCTCGTCATGCACAAGTAGAAGCAGCTTCTCGCCGTCATAGCTGTTGTCTGCGGTGTTTTTCCAGTCAATGGTAGTATCTAGTCCTTCTATGTCATCATCGCGCTCCTCATCCATATTCTTGCGCGTGATCTTACTCGCAGGAACACGGAAGGCTAACTCCGTCTTCGGGTTATCCATACCGTCTTGGATCGGCTTGAAAAAGAAGGGGTAATTTCTAACGATAGGCACCACCTTGTCGGTAAACATCTTCTTGGCATCGGAACCTGTCTTGGATAGGATACCAATACGCGCGTCCCTAACAATTGTACCTGTGTTGGACGTCTCGGCTGAAGACATGAACGAGAAACCTGAACGGCGGTTCTTTAGGTAGCACATGCCAAACGATCGGCTGTCTGCCTTAGTAGCCTCCCAGAATATAAAGAATATCCGGTTGGACTCACGGAAGTCAGGAAGACCGATGTCGATCTTAGTCCACTGAAGGTACATGTAGTGCGTCCCGGTGATATAGGTTGGGTTGCCATTGTTGATGAACCAAAAGCCTTGCTCACGTCGCTCGAATTCTTTCTCGATCATGTCGACATACTTCAGCTTGAACGTATTGTCTCTTCGGTTCCAGTCAAATATTGACTTGATTTTCTGTAGCTCTGCTGGATACTCTACTGGCTGCCATCTGTTGTTTCTGTTCTCTACTCCCTTAGGAGTAGAAGGTAAAGCAACCTTTAGGCCATTTATCTCATAGATTTCACCAATCGTTCCATCCTTAGATATAACGATGATGTCATACTCTTTGTTGTACCCATAGTCCCACGACTTCTTGCTGTTCTTAGTGTTAAGAGCAGTCTTGTGAATGTAATCGGGTACTATAGAGTACAGTTTATTTTCCATTTCTTGCTCTTCCTTCTGCGAATCCTGACTTGCCAAGTGTAACCTCAACAACTGGTCCTGCCGCAGCTTTATTCTCCTCCTCCTCAATCTTGTTGAGCATATACATGGCGTCCTCAAATGCCAAACGCTTAGCTGATGCTGCGTTCTTCATCTTATCAGCCGATATGTCGTCCTCTGCGTGAGTGATGATAGGTGACTTTAGTACCTTGATCAACTCATCGATGGCCTGCTTTGCGGCCTCTACTATTTCTCCCTTTTTAGACATATGTTCTTGTTATACATTCTATAGAGAATCTCATCATCTATTCTAAACTCATACTCGCTATCTGGCGTGAATGAGACCACATCGCCAACGTTTACGTTTGGGATAGTGTTCGTTTTATAAACAACCTCACCCCATAGAGACTCATGAGCTCCTGTGGTTTTGATTAACTTATCCTCAGTTGGTATTGGTCTAATGAATATAAACGGATCAATAGCCTGCCAATCAGACTCTCTCTTGTACATATATACCTGATCAACCTCAGCTAGAAATAGGTCATCCATCAAGTGGTTCCAGCTACTTTTCTGACGACCTTTCATGTCGTAGTAGTACTTGAACACATTGTGGTGAACGACGATAGTATCGCCTGCCTGAATAGGGCCGTTGTAGTAAATAGGAACACTGATCACTTCAGCGAAGCGATTAGATATTCTGTGGTCTTCTTGGGAGGAACTGATGACAAAGTCGGTATCACCGAACTTCTTTATGTTATCGTACCGCCTCAGACCAACTGGTTTGATGATGAAGCAGTATGGTGATTTCACTAGTAATCTATTTTATATTCTATTGCAATGGGCATTGCGCTAGAAAAGGCTTTCCATTTGATTATCTCTCCATCCTTGATAATCCAAACACAGATAGAGTCATCATCCTCTCTTCGGATGGTGTTGATCTCCCATGTTCTATCTAGGACTGGCTGACCTACCATGTAGTGCATAGACTTCATGTAGTCGGGACCAATAGAAATTTTTCTAATTATACTCACCTGTTTGTAGATTTACACTGACATCTCCATACTTGTCAAGGATAGCTTGCTGCTCTTGAGTAAGGTTTGTTGCCGCAACTTCAAGTTGCTGCATCGTGAGCTCTTTCTGCTCGCCTAAACGACGAACGCTCATCTCGATGTCTGCTAGATTAAATTTTAAGTCTCTGTAAACTCGGTTAGCGTTTACTAGCTTGTCGAGTTCTTCTTTTGTGATTTTATTTGACATATGATTAGATTGAAATATACCAGGTTGCATTGGGGTGACTGTACTGAAGACAGACCGGTGTGTTTGCTGTTAGTGTGGCAGGAGCACCAACAATAGCAGCACCAGCTGATGCCCATGATGTTGTAGCTCTAGTTACTGTTGACATGACAACATACTTAACACCATTAAGATTTGAGTTTGATGCTGGAAGAGTAATCGCAAAAGATGCGCCTGCTGTTCCTGTGAAGTATGTGTTTACGTTTGTGAGTGTAGCTGCAGTCAATGAGTTTGCTGCCTCAACAAAAGGAGCTTGATTTAAAGCCAATAAAGTAGGCACGTCGAAGTTAACTGTGTTTCCAGCAGCATTGGTACCAAATACCTTTGATGTTGTGCTTGGTGTTTCAGTGATATAGTTCTGTACTTTCATTGACCTCTATTTTGTTTTACGTAATTCTTAGAAGACTTCAACTTTGATGTCTTGCTCTTAGCGTGAACGCCAGGTCGTCTGACCTTAACACTCTTCTTGGCTGACTGTTCGACCTTCTTCATTGTACAAATTTAGTGATTTATTTGAAAGTGCATGAAATCATAGTTCTTTTCTCTACCCAAGGAAATGAATCCATGCTTGTAGAAGATATCGATCATGTCTTTGTATTCGGGTCTAGCAAACCTAGCAGTCTTTGCAGTTTCCTTTAATGTGTTGCGAGCTGGATCTAGATCAATTGCAATACCCCAAGAATGGGTAGACCAAGAGCTACCACCTCTCATTTTACGGAAATTAAAACAGCCTCCGTAAAGATCAATACCAAGCTCAACAATACGATCATACCCGTAGGTAGTTAAAATGTCATTAAACACAGCTAAAAAGGCATCTGCTACATCTTTGTGACAGCGCATCTTTGTTACTTTGGTGTCCAAGTCCCATGCAATACGCATAGGGTATGGTAGGTTGATGGTTTTTAGGTATGTGCCTTTTTCATTAGGCTTGCCATACTTGGCTATAATTTGTGCTGTAGTCAACATATCACTTCCACTTATCGCTTTCAGTTTTAAGCCCTGTGACGAACTTTCTAAATGAAGCTAGTATATCTTTACCTGTAACGTCTTTGTAGCTCTCATTCATGCTCTTTACCTCTATAAAAACAAAAAATAGAGCCACTGCCTTAGTCAGTAATAACTCTATTGATATAAAATGGGCGATGATGTCGCCTGCAATAAACTTTTCAACTAAAAAGAAGAACACAATTGCACCTGCGTATATAGCTGATTTAACTGCTGTAGCATATAATCGTTGGCTCTTAACCACGTCCCAAAACTTCTCTTCTTGATCTTCTCGTTTTTTGTATGATCGCCATACGCCAAAACCTACATCTAGTCCTATTGAAAATAAAGCAATGGTAAGCAGCGGTCCCACCGGTGCGAGAATTGTGAGAATGCCAGACAAGATGATTAGTGCGTTTGTTTTCATACTAGTTTTTTGGATAGTCTATACAGCGTATAGAGTAAAGCAAAGATAATAAAAATAGCCAACAGGTTGTTTAGTAGCTTCTTCCACCATGGGTATTTCTCATAGTACTTGACAGGCACCTTGCGCTCTACGATCTTTGTGATGTAGATTGGATCACACTTGCCTTGAATATATACCTTCTTCTCTTTTGGAACGTACCAAGCCTTGACAGTTACCCTATCCTTGGATATGGTGATTGTATCGATAAGTTCTTTAATTGTAACCACAGTGTCAGTATGAACCTCTGGCACATATAGCGTGATGGTGTCTTTGATTACTACAGTGTCTGTAGTTATTAAATACGGGTACTTCTCGATCAGTCTAGTGAACCGCTTGATCGGGCTACATGACGCTAGTAGTAGTATGATTAGTAAGTATCGCATTAATATGTTTTGTTTAGGGTGAATATCTCACTATATATGCTATCTCCAGTACTGGCTGTCCCCCATTGGGCTGTGATGACAAGCGTATTGGCCACAGTTGTGTCAAATCCAGTTGCTGTCTCGGTACTAAAGTTAGTTCCTTCAAAAGATGTTGAAGCATTTTTGGTGTACATAAATGTGCCTGCAGTTGCAATTTTAGCCGTTCCTGATGTTCCTAATACTCTAACTGTAAAGTATACCTCTAGCTTCCAATGCCTATTTGTTGATCCAGCCATTGTAATTACACCAGTATCAGCAAGTGCCACCCCATCAGCCTTAATTCTAATCCTAAGTGTGTGATTATTTACAGAGCTAATATGACCGCTAAGTATGGCATGAAAGCTATCGCCTACATTAAAACCATTTGCAGGGACTGTCAATGTGCCAACACCTCCATCTAATAATGACTCCTCAGCTGTGGTATTTGTTACAGGTGTGCTTGACGCTGTCTGGGCATAAAGGCCATAGTTTGTCGTGCCCGGTTTTGGCCGACCATTTGGCCCTAAGATCTGTAGGTGGTCTCTGCCGTACTCTAGACCTGTTGATGTGACTACTTGCATCTTACTCCTAGTGCTGGGCCGTTTTCAACTTCAACTGTAAATTTGGCTCCTGTTGGTGTTGATGTGGCTGTTATCTTGTCTCCCTCATCTAGGTAATAAGGAAATGTGTCAGTGAGTATATCTCCGGCCGCTAGACTGACCTGGTATATTGTCGTTGTGGTTGCTGCTGATGCATCGTAAAAAGAGAATACCAACGTGCATGCCGATAGGTGATTTACGCGCATAGACATAACAACCGATTGGTTATTATCAGCCCCTACACATAGATCTGTAGATGTATTTAATATGGTGCCGTGATTAGATACTCTCTGTTGGTACATATTCTTCAGTTGTTTTATAGCCTACGAAATTATGCTTCATTTACAGGTGTGTATTCAATGCGGTCAAGTGCATCAAGTTGTTCGTGAATATCTGCAAAGTTAGGGTCATTCAATACCTCGAGACCTACGATAAATTTCCCGCTGCCATCAATAGCAAAAATCAAAATGCTTTCGTTTTTTTGGTAGCCGTTTAGTTGAGCGTACTGCTCATTGTTTGCGTGTAGAACTATCATAAACTATTTTTATAAGTATTCCAATCTGCGATAAATGCGGAGTGTTCAGCAATCATTGAAGCACCCATTGCATAAGCTGCGCAAGTGTGTCCCCCATATTGACTGCCAGACCTTAAAATAAATTGATTTAAACTATCCATTGCTGCTGATAGCTGAGTTGTTGAAACACCAGTTGTTTCATTGTACGCAGTTATATCAGTTGCAGACGTTCTATGTAATGATTTTGTGTTGACTGCGGCGGTAAAGTCTAAAGCTACAAGCGATGTGTTTGTCCCAGCATTAATTCTTTGCGCATTAGTTAAACCGCGCACCATTGTATTTCTATTGCTTGACGAAATACCATCAAATCTTAACGCCGTTGTACTAATTGCGTGAGTAAAGAAATAACGAGATGCGTTGTTCTGCGTGTATTGAACTCCTTGCGTTGCGGGGTTGAAATTGGTATCTATAAAGCTACTTGTTCCGTTACCTTGAAAGCCTCCGTTATTTACAAATGTAGGGGATGAAGCAATACTTGCTTGGTTAGCGTTAGGATTCTTCCAGTTAAGTGTAGCAAAAGCAGAGCCGCCATCTTGCGCGAACACATAGAACACGTCAAGTTTTGCCCATACTCCGTTAGCTTTCATGGAAGTGAGTAATGTGTTCTGCTTGACTTGTACCGATGCGCTTGGCAATGTGTAGCCTAAAGCAGTACCCTTATCTAAAATGGCTTGGTAGTCAGAGTCATATGCTGGTCCTGTGGGACTAGTATTGCCGATAGCATTACCTATAAATATACCAATCGGCATCTTACCAGAGAGCTAAAATGTTTGTAGCCGTAGTGTTTGTAGCGAATACTCTAGTCACCTGAACAGGTATAAACGTTCCAGCTAACACGTTATTAAACACCACGTCATCGCCACCGGCTGTTTGAACTCGCACGTTGCCAGCACCTCCAATGTAAAGGACGCAAGGCCATGACGGAGTAGTACCATCACCACCAATATAAGGAATGTCTACGGTATTGCTTGGAGTTACAACTGCTGCTCTTTCTACCTGTAATTTTTGATATGCCATGTCTTATTTTTTAGTAGACCTACCGTTCGCTCCGTTGCGAGCTCGGTTTGTCTTTGGGTTTTCTTTTACAAATTTACCACTTTTTGTGGAACTCATGTCGGGGCCACCCTTGCCGTCGATGCCATTGGCACGACGAGCTTTCGTGTGCTCAGCCCGGTACTTCTTGCGCTCCTCAGTTGAGTTTAAATCGCGCTGGTACTCACGCCTCTTCTCCGCTGCCGTCGGGTTGGCTGCGTAATACTTCGATGTCTTGCTTTGTCCCATAGAATAGTTTGTTGATTAGTAGGTCTGGGTTGTTAAGAGAGGCCTGCCTCTCTTGGCATCCGCAGTCGTCAGTTATACTCTCTACTAGTGTCTTGATGCCTACGGTCTCAGCTATAGCTGCGACTGTATCACCTAGACCTTTGTGTCTTTTTATAATTATCATAGTTCTGCATTGCTTCTTTTCTAGCGTCGCCCTTCTTCCAGGCTCCAAACGCCATCTTCTCAGCTCTCTTGGCTGTGGCGAACTTTACTACCTCACCCCTTTTCTTTGCCTCACCATAAGCCTCTGATGTGTTAGGCATGTCGGTCCAATCTTTATACTCATGTGATCCCGGCTTATTAGGGAAAACAGTAGGAAACGCCTCCTTGCCTCGGCTAGACATTAAATGAGATGACACCTCACCATTAGGCATGTTGACATACTCTTCTCCACGCATCTCACGGATCCTTTTCTTCTTGCCTAAAAACTCAATGTCTGAGTTCTTGAATGGTATATTGTTGTAGTCCATTACGATTATTTTTTAGGAACGCTGTATAAGTTACCGTCTCTCTTTACAATCTTATTACCCAACAATCCCTCAACCTTTTTGGTCTTAATCATTGAAGGGTGTTTAGACCCCTTAAGAATCATACCATCGTTCCCGATAGATCCCCAATGCCCTGTCTCATCAGGCTGAATACCGGCCGCCTTGGCGGCCTCGTAATTGTAGCCGTATTTTTTATCAACTTTAGCAAGCTTAGCTGGATTATCAGCCGCTCTCTCATACTTCTTATCCATACGGTCGTAACGACGCTCTACAACGCGATTTAATCGCTTGTTGTTATCGATGTTAGCAATTTTCTCTTCAACAGGTTTAGTTGTCATCTTGCTTAATCTATCAACTGCTGCGTTCTTGAATGGTATCTTATTGTAGTCCATCATGATCCTTTTTTCCATTTAGTACTAGGTGATGCGGTCTTGCTTGGAGACCACTTTGTTTTGTCGGCCCAGTAAGCTGCGCTCATCTTACCCTTAGATATGTTCTTTGCGTGACGACTCTTAAAAGCCTCACGCTGACCAACCGTCTGATTGGTCTTAACTCCTTGCTGACCGAACCTCAAAAGTTTATAAGTGTCACCTTCTTTAGCCATTACAACATGACTTTTAGTAGGATGACTTGGCGTCTTCTTAGGCTTGTTGACTCCTTCTAAACCTAGTTTATTTATAGTTGTTTTAACTCTTTCTGGTGTAGCCATTCGTATACTTTATTAATATGTTCTTTAAAATCATTAAAGCTTAAATCACTTTTAGCCCTATTGCAATTTTTACAACAAGGAACTGAATTTTCAATAGTATATCCTAATTTACTATCGAATCTATCTATACCAGTAAAACCTATTTCATAATCTTTTGGATTTACATTAGGACTATCTTTTTTCAAAGAAGGTGAATTGGTCATGCAATCCCACTTGAATGGCCCTAGTCCGCAATAATGACATTGTTTTGTGCTTATTTTAACAAAATCATCATAAGATAGAGACCATTCAAAATTTCTTTTTTTAGCTCCGTTTTTATAACCATTCATTCTAGACTTCATTGATCTGGCTTGTTTGGCAGAAAGGCCTGCCGAATCTATTCCACAACCGCAGGTTTTTTGTCTTGCAATGGCCGAAAATTTCCAAAATCTTTTTACATTACCACAAATACAAATACAATCCCATACTTTATTCTTACCGACTAATTCAGTATATTTTAAAGTAAAATTACCTATTTTATCTCCTATTTGAATCATTTATTCTTCTTCTGTTTAGGCTTTGCTGTTTTTGCGGCATCTTTGAAGTTCTGAGCTTTTGGTGCTCCCTTCTCGCCAGGTTTACGCATTGTCTCACCTGATCCAGCTTTAATTCGCTCTCTCTTTGCGTGAATGTTGCTATATAGTCCCATTATCAATATATTTGTACAAATATAATGAAAAGAATAATCAAACGCGATAAGGCATACGAACGACGTGAGTTGACGTATGACTTCCTTGGAGAATGGGCGATCGTCAGACGATGGGCTCAAATCAATTATGATCTCAGTCGATCAGACCTAGAGATGATCCTGTTCCTACATAAAAAGAGATTGTTCGTGAGGGCAGATTTTGCCGAATACGCTAACTTCATGCTGTGGGATCGCAACCGCTTTGATAGGCTGCTACGTGAGGAGTGGATATACATATGGCGCAAGCGAGGATTCGGTGAGACCAATATGTATGAGGTGTCATTTAAGGCCAAGAAGATGGTGACGTCTATCTACAAGAAACTGACAGGCCTAGAGCCAATTCCGACGTCAGTAAGACGAAATAAGGCGTTCCGTAAGAACGCCCCATTCCATCAAAAAACATTAGCAAAAGCTATCGTCGACTTTAACGAACGATTTAAAGAACGACAACAACGTCCTTCTCCTGGAGAATCACATAGCGAGTTTCATTGATCAGCACGTCGTGAGTGTTCACCTTGTCGTACAGAATGACGTCTCCATACTGAATACCTGACACTTGAATACCAACGTCAAAGACAGTCGCCTTGTGGTAACGCATGTCGCTTGAGTCCTCACCGGTGAGAAGCAGTCCGCTCTTGGTTTTCTTTTGCTCACTTACTCGCTCTGCGAGCAAGTATTTATTTAGTACTTTCATCTGCTCTGATATTTGTAATGATAGCGTTTGTACTTAAGATTGTCGTAGCGACCGACACAGCGTTCAACAGCGCGTTCTTTGTCACCTTAGTCGGGTCAACAATACCAGCCTTGATCATGTCAACATACTGCTCAGCCTTCACGTCATAGCCCTCGTTAGGGATTGGCATGATGCCGTCCATGATGGTGTCAGCGTCTTTGCCTGCGTTTGTGATGATCTGCCACATCGGAGCTCTCAGTGCCTTGATCATAATATTTGATGCAGGCGAAACATCATGACGTCCTAGCTCTGTTGCCTCGTTAAATAGTGCTACACCACCTCCAGGGAGAATACCTTCCTCTAAGGCCGCCTCAACAGCACACACAGCGTCGTCAATGCGATCCTTCTTCTCCTTTTGCTCGATGTCACTTAACGCTCCGACATAGATGACAGCAACACCACCCGATAGGTTGGCAGCTCTCTCCTTGCGAAAGTCAGTCTCCTCTTTGCTTACGCTCTCAAAGATTGTCTCAGTGATATCGGTAATTCTATTATCGATATTTTCTTGACTGCTAGCATAAGGCATAAATATCGTATGGTCCTTGCCAACGATCACCTTTGAGCATCGACCAAGGTGTGCCACATCAATCAATGACAAGTCATCACCAGTGTCCTCACTGAAGTATGTGCCGTCCAATGCAATCGCTAGATCCTCTAGCAAATCTTTCTGACGATACCCGAAGTTTGGAGGTAAGATGTTACATGCCTTGATTTTACCCTGAACCACGTTGATATTTAACGTGTTCAAAGCAGCAGGGCTCATCTCACCGATGATAAGTAGCGGCTTGTTGTTGGCCACAACATGCTGTAGTACTCGCTCAATGTTCAACAAGTTACTGATCTCTTGGTCAGTGATCAAAACATATGGGTTCTCCAACACAGCCTCTTGGCGCTTGTAGTCAGTGATAAAGTGACGACTAGTCCAACCTCGGTCAGCCTTTAAGCCCTTGATCACCTCAACATATGTGTTGTGGTCCTTGCTGTTCTCAACTGATACCATCTTTACCTCACCGAACGCGTCAGCGATCATGCCGCCAATCTCAGTGTCATTGTTTGCACTGATTGATGCCACATCCTTAAGCTTCTTTCCGGATAACTTCTTGGATCGCTTGGTTAGATTAGCGACAACCTTCTCAGTAATGGTATTAATCTCTCTGATGACCTCAGTGACATTGTCTTCTGGAGAGAGTACCTCTTCGGCTGCATCAACAATAGCCTCAGCTAAGACCACACTTGTCGTGGTGCCGTCGCCTGCAACCGTTGCCGTCTTCTCAGCAGCCTGTCTGACCATCATAACGGCCAAGTTCTCTACCGGGTCGTATAGATTGATCGACTTAGCGACCGTTACGCCGTCCTTTGTCACCGTGATACCACCCACATGGTTCTCTGATTCAATCAAGACCGTTCGGCCTCGCGCACCTAATGTGCTTTTTACTGCTCCAGCGATCGTTTTGATGCCTTTAATGAGCTTTTTGCGACCATCGTCGCCTAAATGTACATGTTTTACTACCATTTCACTTGATTTTTTGACAAATCTAGTGATTTTTGCGACATATAACAAAAAACCCCTCGATTTTGAGGGGTTTAGATTGTTTATCGTAGCTTTTTTAAGTTGCTAACCTGTGCCTTTATAGTGTTTCGGTTAGCTGCGTTGTCTTGAGCAGCTCTGTAGCCAGTAGCCATTCCAGGAACGTCAAGCGGATTATTCGATCCGGTAAACTTAGCAGCACTTCTAGCTTGACGAATGTCAGCAGTGGTTGCCTTAACACCAGCTTTGTTGCCTTCTTTAGCATATTCCTTGCGCTGAGACTTCATCTCACCCTTATACTCATTAATAGCTGTCTTTGGTTTAGCAATAAAGCTCTCACCTAAACCAGTTTTAGATGCATACGAAGCAAACTGCTTAAGCTGCTTGTTTGAAGTACCTGCTGTATTTGGATTAACATCACCAAACCAACCTTCTGTAGCTGTCTTTCTTTCTTTTGGACCTTTTAGTGATCTATTTGTTTCAATCTTAGTTGCCTTTTTGGTTGGCATTTTATCCAACTGAACAGCTGACCAATCGGCTTTTTTTAATGTTGATTTGGTTGGCTCTTTGTAAGTAACGTGACCAACAAAACCACCCTTACCTTCAAGTCTTTTTAAATAATCAGCCTCTGATCCACCGGCTTTTGGTCTCTCAACGCGAGTAGCTTCTGGCTCATCAGCACCCTTCATTTTATTATATTGAGCCAATCCAGCAGGACTAAGATCAACAGGGCCTCCTCCAAATTGAGAATATACCTTTTCACCCTTTGGAACATTCTTATAAGTCTTCATCTGAGCCTCATAGTTCTGATTGGATGTTTTGAATGCCTCATCTTGAGCGGCTAGTTCAGAAGCTGGTACGAATTTTCTTGTCTTGGTATTACTAACAGTCACACCCTTAGTTGTAACAGTTTTAGGCGGTGTAGTCTTGGACGTCAGCCTGTTTGTGCGCATCATTGCCATTGTATAACGATTTTAAAAATTACTATGTTTAATACCAACTCATCAGCTGGCCATTCATCATCGCCTGGAAAGTATTCCAGACCGACCGCTAGGCCGTAAGTTGGGACGAGTAGTATTGTCATGGTACAAATATAATGATTATTAGATATATGGAAGTAGCGGGTAATACCCCCAATCCACGCGAGCCGG